TGTTGTGCTCTGTCAGCCAGTCCAGATCCGGCACCCGCCGCTGGGCCGTCACGTCCGGGAAAGGCCCGTCGAAGGTCTGGGTGGTCTTGCCGTCCATGGCCGTCCACACCACGCTCTGCCCCGTCACCACACAGGTGCCGTAGTACAAAACGCTCTCGATGTCCGGCGCGATGGAGAGGATCACCGAGTCCCCGGCCACGTCGTCCACCACCACGTCCCCGCCGAAATCGGCGGAATAGGCGTTCTTCACCACGCCCGGGATGCCCGTCAGGGTCACAGTATCCCCAGCCTTGAAGGCTTCGCCCAGCCCCTCGCAGGTCACACGGCAGCAGTTCAGCAGGATGTTCTGCCATCCGCCCGCCGTGCTGTAGAGCTTCAGGGCGTCGCGGTAGCTCCACGGGGCATCTTCGGCCTGCTTGAGCCAGACGTCGCCGTTCTCGGGGTTTTCCGGCTCGGTCGCGCCGAATTTGTTCGGCGTGTACACCACGCCCGCAGCGTCGCAGGGGGTCACGGTCAGGCTTCTGCCGCCCTGCTGCCAGCTGGAGCCCAGCGCGCTCAGCGTTCCGCTCGCGGTGTCAAAGGCCATCTTGTCCGGCCAGATGAGCACCTTGGTTCCCATGCCCACCATCTTCTTCTCGCTGTCCGTCAGGGCGTTCTCCAGCTCCACGGCGTCGCCGCCGTCGTCCGGGGCATACCGCAGGGTCGTGCCTTCCACGGTCAAAAGGCCGTTCAGGTGGTACATCCCGTTCATCCCGGTCGCTTGACGCACCTTCCGCCGGGGCTTGCGGGTCTCGAGAGCCGGGTATCCCCGCGAAGAGAAGTTCTTTTCCTCGCTCATCTCTGCCTCGCTGCAGGCATACCCCTCGTTCAGCCCGCCAAATACCCGCAGCAGCTGCCTCTGGTTCGTTATCTGGTTTAAGCTCACGTCATCAGCCTCCCGCTGCCCACCGGCATATACTTTCTCCTCACCCACGCCGCAAACTCCTGCACATAGCTCGTGTAGAGCTGCAATTCGTTCGCCGCCCGGGCCGTCTCGCCGAGGGCGAGGTCCATCTGCGCCGCCAGCCAGTGGGGGTAGAGCGCTTCCGCTGCGCTGTCTGCCAGCAGCGGCGTGTCGTATTCCAGCCCTTCCGCCCACAAAATATCCGCGCCGCGCCCCTCGAAGTCGCTGCCGGTGTCGCTGCGCTCCACCACGCTCCGCCGCAGGCCGCTGTCAGCCTGCCGCAGCCACAGCTGCTTCATCTCGTCCGAAAAGCTGTTGTTCGGCCTCAGCTCGTCGGCCATCTTTATCGCTTCGCCTGCTGTCATAAAACCTCCAAAACAAAATCCCCCGGCGCAGCAAGCGCCTGCAAGCTGTACCGGGGGAAATATCAAATGGTCATCATCTGCGTACCGGCCGCCGCCTGCATGGCCTGGCTCTTCCGGGCCGCCTCGGCGTCCTGCTTGATGCTGTGCTCCAGCACCTCGGCCACAGCCTTCGGCACCTTCACGTCGATGCCGCGCTGGATGAGGTAGCTGTCGCCGTTGACGCCCACGAACACCGGCGCCGCGTAGCGGTCGTCGTCCTTAAACAGGTGGATGGTCACCATGCCGTCGTCCTTTGCTTCGTCCTTTGCTTCGTCCTTTTCTTCGGCCTTTGCCTCGGCCTTTTCCACAGTCTCCACCGTGTTCTCCACGGCATCCGCCGCAGCAGTCTCTTTCTTAGCCGCCATAGTATCCTTCTTTCTGCCCTCTGTCGCAGGGCTCTCCATTTTATGTCATCTTAGACCTCAGTCATCCAGCTTAAACCTGCCCGGCCTGCCAAGGCCTCCCCTCGATAGGGGAGGTGGCACGCCGCAGGCGTGACGGAGAGGTTTAGTTTGCCTTTGCCTTCGCGCTGTACTTCGGGCTGACGCTCTCGATGCGCACCATGTACTGCTCACACAGGCGCTCTGCGGTCTTGATGGCCTTCCAACCCACGGACGCGCGCTGGTTCAGCGGGTCTTCGCCCGCGCCCAGCTGCTTGACGATGTGCTGCAGGCCACCGCCCTCCACCTCGGTCACGGCGTAGGCGTGAGCCGCCAGCACCAGCGTACCGAACACGGCCAGACTGGTGGGGCAGCCGTCGCCGGTCCAGATCTTCGCCTCGCTGGTCTCGATGAAGCGCACACCGGCCAGCTTGCCGATCTCGCCGTTGTAGATGTTCTCGGGGGAAGCGTACTTGTGGACATCGATCCACTCCGGGTTGCGGCGCAGATCATAGGCCACATAGGGGTGGACGATGGCCACATAGCTCTCGCCGATGGCGTCGGCGTTCTGGGCCTTCAGGGCGGTGGCCGCCTGATCGATAAGATCCGGCGTCAGCACACTGGCAGTGGTCAGATTGGCGCGGCTGGTCACGGCAGTGTCGCCCGCCGGCGCGTAGATGACGTTGGTGCCGCCTGCCAGCACCTCGCGGGTCACGGTGTCCAGCGTACGGCCCGCCTGAGATGCCAGTACCTTGGTCGCCTGGGTGATGTTGTTGTCGATGGCGGTCAGCTGCAGCACGTCGGTGATGGCTGCCCAGCCGCCGTACTGCTTCACGGTGGCGGTCATGGGGGTGACGGTCAGAGCCTGAGCGTTGGGGGTCACGCCCTCGGTCAGAGGCTCGGTGGCCTTGGGCAGGCTCTCGTACTTGCGGAACTCGATGGTCTTGCCGTTGTTGGCCGGGATGGGGTACTTGTCGCCGAACTGGTCATGCACCAGCAGCGGCTCTGCCTGATCCAGCAGACGCTTCTCGTAGTAGGTCTTCATCTCGGCGCTCATGCCAGTCGCGCCGGTGTGGTTTGCAGGCTGCGCAAACAGCTGCAGATTCATGTGGATTTTCATTTGTGTGCTCCTTTCGTGTCTTGCTTTATTGAGAGCCGCCATTTCCTTTGAGAAAGGCTCTCCTTTCTAGGAGAGCTGCTTTGCAGCGCCGCCGTCAGGCGGACTGCAAAGCTGAGAGGTTTTCTTCCGGGCAGCGGCAGCTTTCGGTTAAAAAGTGATGATCTGTCCCCGCATGGCGCGGCGTTCCAGCTCCTCGCACTGGGCAGGCGTCAGCTTGGAGACGTCCGTCTTCAGCACCGCCGCGCCGCCGGGGTTGGTGCCGTTCTCGGCAGGCCGTGCGCCCCGCTGGCGGATCCGGGCTTCCACGCCCTTCTCTACGGTCTTGGCCGTCTGGGTGGTGCGCCGGGCCATGATGTCGTCGAAATAGCGGGCCTTGTAAGCGTCCTCCATCTTCACGCCCAGCTTGAGCATCTGGGCAAAGTCCGGGTCAGCCAGCGCCGTCTTGATGTCAAAGCCCGGGTCCTCGGCCCGGATGCGCTCCGCAGCGGCGTCCCACTCCTGCTGGATGGCTTCCATCTTTGCGGCTTCCGCCCTCTGCTGCTCTGCGGCGCGGTGCTTGGCGTTCTCGCTTTCCAGCGCGTCCATCTCCTTGGCCAGCTGGACGCTGATGCCCTTCTTCATGGCCATGTCTTCGTAGTAGGCGTCATCCTTCACCACGCCGCCCTCCACGGCCGCAGCCAGTGCCTCGTAGTCGCCGGGAGCAGTGCCGTACTTCTGGCCCAGAGCGTTCAGGATCCGCCCTACCGGCCCCTGCTCGTTCAGGATGCTGTCGTAGGCTTTCTGGGTGGCCTGCACGATCATCTCGCCAAACTCCCGGTTGTACTCGCCCCGCATCAGTTCGCCAAACGCTTTCCGGTGTGCCTCCGGGTCGGTGCCGCTCTTGTCTGCCGCACCGTCCTGTTCCTCGCCTTCGGCAGTGTCTTCCTCCGCGCCCGGTTCTTCCGCCGGGCTCAGCATCTCATCCACCTCAGCGGCAGCAGCCTCCCGGCCTTTGCCCTGGACGGGGGCAGACGTCGCCTTTTCTGCCGCCGCGGGGGCGGCGCCATCACCGCCAGCAGCCGCTGCACCGTCACCGCCGCCCTCCGCAAACAGCTGCAAGTCCACCGCCGGGCTGCACTTGCAGCTTTTCTTGAAGTTCACATTCTCCGGGTACTGTTCGGCCAGCAGGTCCAGACCGTCGGCCACAAGTTCGAACTTGTCCCGCATGAGGACGCTGTCGCCCGCCTCCATCGCCCTGATAGATGCAGCTCGAGGTGTGTTCGTCCTCCGCAGCGCTGTACGCCAGCGTCTGCATCAGGCAGCTCACCGCAGCACATACGATGTCCTGTCCCGCCGGGGCATATCCCGCGTGGCCCTCGGCCCTCATCGTCAGCTTCCCGCCCTCCGGGTCTGCCACATAAATAATTTTGATCATGTAGAACCTCCTCACTTATTCGGGTTGTTGATGTTCATCGCCCTCTCGGCTGCCTTGGTGGCCAGCGGGTTGGTCCCGCCGCCCACCTGTCCGCCCAGAGAGTTGGTCACCGTTTTTGCGCCGGCCTCTCCGCCGCCGCCTCCGCCGGTCATGGCAGCGGCAGCGGCCCCGGCCTGCTCGCTCAGGTTGGATCCGTTCTGCTGGTCGATGACTGCCGCCATCTGCTGGATCTGTGCCATCGCCTGTTGCAGCTGCTGGTACAGGGTGCCGTTCTCGGCCACCCGCTGGCGCACCTTCTCGATGCCCTCGAAGTCCATCATGTCCAGACACGCCAGTGCAGCGTCCGCGTTGGCCGGAGCAAAGAATCCCAGCTGGTAGCACTCCTTCGCCGTCTCGTTCTGGCTAAGGCGGCTGAAGGTGCTCTTCTTGGCTGCGCTCACCGTGATGTCGAACACCGGCTCATGGGCGCCCAGCTCCACGCCGCCCACGCTCTCCACCGGCTGCGGCCGCAGCATCTGTCCGGAGAACTCCCGGTACTCCGTGCCGCCCTGCTGGCCGGTGATGCGGTAGACGCGGCTCTCGTCGTAGAACTGCCGCATCAGGTCGATGATGAAATAGCACTCCTTGGCAAAGGACCGGTAAGAGCTTTTCAGCATGTCCCGGCTCAGCTTCGAGCCCGCTTCCTGTAATGCTGCGATGGCCGAGGCTGCCGTCAGGCCGCTGGTCGCGCCGCCCTGGTTCACGTCCCGGTTGCCGCTGATCTCCTTCAGCTCGGCCACACGGTTCTGCTGGTAGGCGATGGTGTTGGAGGGCAGCGGAGCCGTCTCCAGCTCCATAAAGCCCCGCTCGTCCAGCCGTCCCGTGATATGTACCACGTCCTTCGCCGTGTCCAGCAGCTCGTCCTCGTTCACGCCTGCCGTGTCCGAGATGAGGTAGCGCTTCTTGGCGGCCGCCAGCGTGTTCTCGTCCATGGCCTGGGTCATCCGGTCGATGGCGTCCTGGGTGTCCTTCATCACGTCGATGTATCCGAAGCCCGCCGGGCTGTTCTCCTCCACGAAGAGCGGGTCGAACACAAAGGGGTATTTCCCGTGGTCGTAGAAGCCGGTCTCGGCCATCGCCGGGTCGTTCTCGCTGGCGTAGAGCACCACGCCGTTGCAGAACTTGCAGTAATGCACCACGGTCTGACCGCCGGGCTTCTCCCGCTTGTAATACCAGTCCACCACCACGCTCTTTTCGCTGGTGTCGATGTTCTGGTCGCTGACGTACTGCCCCACGGTGATGCCGCTGCTGCCTACCTTGCCCTCCAGCTGAGGCCACCGGGCCGTCAGACGGTCGTTGTCCATCAGTGCCAGCGAGAAGAAGTTGGCCGAGTCCTGGATGTCCTCCACCCCCGGCTCCCAGTAGAGCATCAGCAGATCCATGCTCTTGATGGCGATGTCCCCCAGGCCGTCCCGCAGCGCCGGGTCCCAGAAGACGCCCTTCACGCCGGTACCCTGCTTGAGCTTGCGCCACCAGGTGTCACTGTACACGCTCTCGTAGTCGGCCTGTTCCAGCACCACCGGCAGGATCTCGGAAAGCAGCTTTGCCGTCTCCTCGTCGTCCTCGGCCCTCGGCAGCACGTTGGGCTCGGGGTAGTTGTCCATGGCGTCGGCGTGTTTGTTGGCAATGGAGTTGAACAGCCACCCCGTGCTGGGAGCGCGCTTGCCCTCCATCACCCGGTTGCCGTACTGCTTCCAGTGTCCCAGCTTGTACCACTCTTCGTTGTCGATGATCCGCTTGTCGAGGCTGGCCTTGGCCGACTTGTACTTCTCCAGCACGGCCATCGCCTCGCTGATCTCCTTCTCGCCGATGGGCTGCTCTCCTCTCAGTGCATCCGTCAGGCTCTCGCCGCCCTCTGCAGTGGAGCCCGGCATTTCACGCCCCATCAGGCCGTCCTTGTCCGGATCTGCCTGTCCGGCCTGCCAAGGGCTCCCCTCGGCAGGGGAGTTGTCTGCCGAAGGAAGGCCGAGAGGTTTTTCCCGGGCCATTGCTTCCAGCAGCTTTCTTTCCGTTTCGTTCATATCCTCATAAACCTCGTCTTGTCCTTCCTCGGATCCATATCCAGCGGGTCGTCCAGCATGGGCGGCGGCGTGGTGTGCTTTGCGCCGCTGATGGGGTTCTCCATCAGCACATACCGGCACTCGTCGTAGATGTGGTCCTCCTGGGTGGTGTCGATGTCCTCCACGTTGCTCTCGTCGTATACGAGGTTCGGGATGGTGCGGATGAAGTGCCTGCAGGTGTTGAAGACCTGCAGCATCGGCCGCCCGTCCTCGCTGAACGCCAGCCGGTAGTGGAACTGCATCTTGCCCGCCAGACGGGTGTGGTCGCCGGGCATCCAGTGCAGAAAGTTCGGGCTTTTCTCCTGCATGTCCGCGATGCTCTCGCCTCGGCTCTCGTCGAAGATGGCCGGGTCGGCCACGCCCAGGATGACCCGGCCTTTCAGCAGCGGGTCGTTCTGCTCCGCCTCCCGGATCATCCGTGCCTGCTCCATCGGGTCCTTTCTCAGGCCCTCGTTGGGTGTGCCGGTGCAGCCGTAAAGCTCCTTGATGCGGTAGAGCCGCCCGCGCTCGTCCGCTGCATACCACCCCACCGAAAACGGCTTCGAGAAGCCGAAGTCGTATCCCCGCCAGATCTTCCAGTGCTCCGGGATGGGGAACGGCTCGATGACGTGGGTCCACCGCTGGTCCTTGTAGTGGTTCGGATCGTTCCGCCACTCGGTGAACACCTGCCCCGAAAAGCTGTCCCAGTTTCCGTAGAGCAGCGCCTGCTTCTCGGCCTCCGGCAGAGAGGCCAGTGTGCCGATGTAGCCCGGGTCGTTTTCCAGCAGCGCCGGATTGTCAAAGACGGTGGACGGGATAAAAATGCGGGTGCGCCGCCGGGTGATCTCTCCCCCTCCCGGCGCTTTTACCTTCACCAGCTGCACGATCCGCGTCCCGGCCGGCGCCGGGCTGATAAACCGTGCCTTCACCCAGCCGTGGCCCACGCCGCCGGGGTTGGCCGTGGCCCGGATGTAGACCCGGGTGCCGGGGCCGCTGGGGCGGTTGCGGCTCATGACATAGCTGTACTCGTCCCAGGTAAAGTGGGTCAGCTCGTCCACGCCGATAAAGTCGAAGGCTTTGCCCTGATAGTTGTACTTGTCCTGCGCATGGTT